AAGCACCTACTCAAAATTGAGTAAGTACTATTTTCATAATCATTTTTTAATCTTCTTCATGCACATCATCAATGAATATCGATGTAGTAATTTCTACCTCATGCTTATCAGTCCTCATCTGGAATATCATTAATAATCATTGTTCTATTAGGGTGTTGTTCGTGTATTTCATCTAGTGCTTTACGTTTTTCTTCTTCCTCATCTTCTGGCCACTCACCTATATTAATAAAAATTGGTGTGTCCGTAGATAACTCTTTCTTATCAGTAAATAACTTATGATACTTACCTAACATATCTCTAGCACGTAAACGGTCACTAGGCTTAATAGGTACTTCCACCATTTCTACATGCTCATTGTACACTAAGTTCATTTTGTCAGTGTCTGGGTTGCGTTGAAACTCACCACGTTTAACAACGACCTCTCTTACTTCACTCTCATCTCCTACTGCTGCATTACTTAGGATATGAAGTAGTTCGTTAGCAGATAGTACACCTTCATCAATCACTTTCTTACGTTGCTCATCAATGTACTTAGCCACTTTTTCATTCTTTAGCAATCTACTACCTTGTACACTTGCAGTATGAGGACTATAACCAGCCTTAATTGCACTTTGTGTTACATTTAGCGTCTTTAGGTATTCAGATATAAACTTTTCTTGTCTAGGGTTTAAATCACTCATGTTATCCCTCCTCTAATTTGTCTAATAAACCATTCAATAGTTGACGTATTCTTTCTCTACTTAAATTGAATATCTTTGCAATTTCATTCATTGATTTTCCTTCACATAGCAAGAAAAATATGTAGTATTCCCTTCTAGTTCCTACTGCATAAATAAGCTGATCTAGTTCATTAAAGAACACTTGATTACTAGTATTCTCACTTAGTTCAAAGGGTTCGACTTTATCACTTAGTGAAAAGAAATCATCTATATCAGTATCATCATAACTTACAACATTTGACGCTTTCTCTTTGTGATAGTCCATTATAAACTGTTTAATTGCTTGTTTATCGTATATCATGTAGAAACACTTACTTTATGCTTATAAGTGTATAAATCACGTTGTAGGCGTTCTATAAGGTCATAATCTATGACTGAACCGTTAGATTGCATATAATACATGATTTCCTTTTGTTCACTAGGTGTATATCGCTTAATAACCTGTTTTAATTGCTGCATGTTTCTATTCGATTTAGCTTTAAAACGATGTAACTTCTCTTTTTCATCAATTATATTAATCACTAGCTTTTCTAGTGGGTATGATATAGACACAACGCCATGAACATCACTTGTAGTCATATGTGAGATATTTAAATGATACATCATCTCTATTTGTGTTGTGATGGCCTTAATCTTGGTATTTATAAACTTAGGGTTATATTCTGTCAGCAAAGTATATTCAGATATTTTAGTTTCATGATAGGTTAGTGAGTAGTTTACTCTTTTAAGGTTCATGTATGCACCTCACAAATAAAATGAGCCTATCACTGAGGATAGGCGTGTATGATATTAACCTTTGATAATGCGATTTTCTCTAGCCATCTGCATAAGACTTACATCTCTTTTTGATTTTTGTGATAATTCTTTTCTACGTTGTTCATTATTATTTTGGTTAATTTGAGCCTCAACGACATCTAATAATTTATCACGATCTTTATCTGACAAATCAGTTTCTAACATGATGTGATTGGATACCTTATCTAAATTGTGTTTTCTAGTCATTATTTATCACCTCTAAATTTAAGTTTATGATTGTATTGATCTGTGAATGGTAATTCTATACCTGTAATGTATGGACTGTATAGAATATCTCTAAAGTGATTTCGCAATTCCCTTTTTACTTCATCATCTTCATCAAAGTTTTCTCTATGATATGGAATAGTGTAACGGTTATACTCTTCTTCGTATTTAGCATTTAAATCATTAATTTCAGTTAATACTGTGTTAAATTCTTCAATAATTGGCTTGAATTTTGCTAATATACGTTCTTTGTCTTTTTTGTACAAATGAGGTAAATCTGCTTGATGTTTAATAAGTTCAATTGCCTTTTTACGTCTAGCCTCATCAAATACTTCTTTTTTAGTCGATAAGCGTTTCTCTAAGGCTTTCAATTTCTTCTCATTACTATCAAATGTAGTATAGAGTTCATCAGCCTCATCATCTTGTGAGTTAGCAATTAGTTCTTTATATTTAGCTTTATCTTCTTTAATTTGTTGTGTGAGTTCCTGACGTTCTTTTTCAAGTTTATTGATACCCTCTCTTTGACCTATTACATATTCGTTGTATTCATCAAAATATTTTGCAGTTTTCAATTAAATTCCTCGTTTCAATTAGTTTTTAAGCCTATTTCTCTTATGTAGTTATATGGCTTTTTAATCTCTTTTTGTGGTAATCGTTTCGGTATAGTTTGTAGCAATATCAAGACTTTCTCAAAGTCGATATTATTTTCATTTCTGTTATAAATAAATTCTTTAAATGATTTCTTATCTAGATCATTCAACTTTGCTACAAACTCATCATTATTCATATTCTTTTCAGTAGCACCATCTTCTTTTTCTCTGAGTGCTTTCTCTTGGTTAAGCGTCAACTTGTGAGGATAAGTCTTTGCTTTTTGACGCTTGTCATTTATATATGAATAATTGTTTCCTATACCTTTATTACGCTCATTTCTATTTGTTTGAATATATTTGTATAGTTCAATCTTAAAACGCTCTATCACATTCATATGAGCCTCTGAGCGTGTATTAATATAGTTTTTAATATACTTTTGTTCTTTAGTAGAGAAACGCCCTAGAACAGTATAAAAGGCGTTTAAATCTCTTTGACTTCTACTCTTATACCGTTCCAATTTCTGACGTTCTTCTAATATAGCGATTACTAAATTTTCAACGGAATAACTCTCATAGTAAATGCTTTCTGATACCGTATCACTACATAAACTAGGTGTAGTTCGGTCATACATATCTTCTATATCACTTTCTATGAGTGCTATTTTTGATTGAATGTAGTAAGTATTAAATCTAGTGAACAATTCGTAATCGCTAACTTTCTCTTGAATAATTTCAATCGCTGCACTCACTACATCACCTTAAATCTCAGTTTTCTTTAGTGCCTCATATCGTTTCATACTGCCCTCAATATGACGCTTAATACTTAGTAAGGCCAATTCTTTTTGTTCTTTCGACTTTATCCAGAAATAGCCTCTAGTATCTTTCTTATAGCTATATCCGATTGGATAGCCATAATCTACAACTAAACTATTAATAGTATGTTGTAACCATCTTTCATTGTTTTTAGTAAACTCCATATTAAGTTGATTAAATATATTCTGTTTTGTAATAATGTTGTGCTTAGTGTTGCGTAATACATTTAATACTTTAATATGATCATTCGTTAATTCATTTTTTATAATAGTGGGCATTGTGAACCTCCATTTTATTTTTAGTTAATACAATCATCTAATGCTTAACAATTCCACTATTACTCCTTTCGATTGTGCAGGAGTTCCCTACAACTCTATTATACTAAATTTACACTCAAATTACAAACGTATGTTCTTATTTTAATAACATTTATATAACTTCTTAACATTCCGTTTAACACTATAAATAAAGCATTTATACTACTTTTCATACAATTTCATACACTTTCTATTATAGAACTAATGTTCGTTTATTATCTTAACTCAATCTAAAATCATTAACAAATCTTAACAATTACGATTTACATATAAAAAAGCCATGCACCTACTAAGTGCATGACCTATAAATTTATACATATTCTTTTAAATTTTTAATCTGTTTAATATTCATCTTATAAATCGGTTTAGATTTACCATTTACGTTATAAGTATGTTCAATCAAGTTTTTAGGTAATTGAGCAATCTTATATGCTCGACCTATCGGCATATCTACATTAGGCATATCATCTGGAGTTCTCTTAATTCTCTCCAGCACCCACTTATACTTATCATAATTATTTTTATTGATACCATTCAACACACAATATAATTTCCATGCTGCAAACTCAAAATGTTTTTCTACCTGTTCTAATTCTAAGCAAATATTAATATACTTAGCTTTGCTGTTATCCCACTTGTAAGGAATACTTGGAATAATATTTTTATCATAATAAGTAATTGTAGTTTCCTCTACTACTTCACAAGTAACAGAAGGCTTATTTAAATCTAACGCAACGACCAATGGCAATAAGTTACCTACTACATTATCATGATGATCTATCAATACATATTCATTACTATTTAGCGTATAATCTTCTTCATTTAGTTTTAAAAATTCTATCAACACATCATCAGTTAGGTTTAAGTCTTTAATATCTTTATCAATTATTGTCATTGGCTCACTCCATTGTAATAAGAGTGTTTCAATTCATTTAATCGTTCAATTAATACTTTACTATCATCTGCATTAGCCTTTTCATTCTGAATAAATTCAGTAATAATTTTCAAGCCCTCAACTAATTCTGGTGCTGGTTCATTAATTCCAGTAGCTAACTGATACAACGCCTCCATATTACCTATAACATCTGCATTACTAGATTGAACGCCCTCAAGCTCATCTATATTGAAATCTCTACTCATATAATCGAACATATCGCTATTATTACTTTCTGCAAATGTTTCTAGGCCATACATGAAATAATCATTATCAAACATGAAACTAGCCATCATATCGCTTATAGTGTCATGTGTACCATCATGTAAATCATAACCAACATAGTATCCCTCAATGCTCTCTATAAGTTTCTCAGTATGCTTTTCTGAGGCAATTTTAAAAGATTTTCTCACTTCACAATCTTTTATTAATACATGAGCATACATTTTACCTTTATTTACTAGATACACAGTGTTAAACGGATCATTATATATCTTAAATGCAAAAGGTAATTTATAACTACTTTCACATAGTCCCGTAAAATATCTTAATAATGTTGCTGCTCTAGTTTCAAATTCATTTGCTATAATTTCAACGTTCATACTATACACGTTCCTTTCTTCTAATCATTAAATTTTCGTTATCTTTTCCAACTTTACCGATACTTTCAAATTTATATCTCTCAAAATATTTTGTATTATTATCGCTCTCAGTCCATAAGCAAGCCTCAAGATTAAGTTTTGTAGAAATTGCTAGTATATCTTTTAATAGCATTTTTCCATGTCCTTTTTTAAGTGAATTTAAATTGTCAATTTCAATGATCCAATCACTATTAAAATATTGACTAAGTAACGGATTAGGCTTTCTAATATTAAACTTTATGAGTGCTTTGAAATCTTTAGTTATCAATGATATATCCCCACCAAAACAATAGAGATAATATTTTTTGTTTAATAAAATAACTTCTTGAATAAAGATTTTGTGAGTTTTAGTAGAATTAGTTAAAAGACTTATAATCAAACCTTTAGCCATGTTCTCTTGTTCCTTCTTCACATGCTGCTGAAATTTATTATTATTTATAAACATCTTAAATTGTTGGTGTCCTATTTCTGTAATTGTTGGCATACTTGACCTCCATGTTAATTAAATGTGGTACTAGTACCCAATGCGTACCCGTTATTAATTATTAAGTGGGTACTCTTGAAATCGTTGATAGACAAGGATTTAAGGTTATTAGTACCCGTTGTACCCGTTAAAATACTTTTAGCATGTACATTTAAATAGTGAGTATTAATTAGTTATAAAATCTAAATTTTTTAAAATTATATACACTATTATTAATTAGTGGGTACTTCGGGTACTATCTTTTTCAAACCTTGATATTACAATGTTTATCGAGTACCCGTTTTCTATTTATAAGTGGGTACTCAGCGGGTACATGTGGTACTTTTAAAATTCTGAATGTGGATTGTGAGAATTTGAGAAATCAAATCCAATTTCTTTTATAACTTCATCTTTAATAGCAAAACCTCTATGTTTTTTAGTCTCATGTCTAACTTGTATTTGTAAACGGTCTTTTTCTTTCTTAACTAAATAACCTTTTTTATCCCATTGTTTTGTTGTGGTGTACATTTCATGACCTAATATATCTTTTACTGTATCGCCTAAAATACAAAGGTAACCACGTTTATATACTGCTTTAATCTCCCCATTTTTCACGTGACTATATCCATCGCCAGTTATATTATTTCGATGAGCGTCTAAATATTGCAGCATATCCTCAAGCATTTGCTTAGGTTTATCTATCGTTTTATTATTCTTCAACATATTTTCATATGCTTGATTAATAATCTTATAGTAGTCATGTTCAAAGCCATCAATATCATTAAGAATTTCACCAGTAAGCTGTAATAAGGCAAAGCACTTCCCAATACGTTGCATTACTTCGTTGATACCTTTTTCATTAAAGTATCTTAAATAGCTTTCAAAACTTTCTTTATATTCATCTTTTTTTGATTGATATTGTTTAATAAATTCAATTCCTAGAGTTCCGTAATTCTCTCTAAATTCATGATCTAACGAGATGAAATCATAATTATCTGGATAAGGTTGTTCTTCTAAAGTAACAACACGAGCAGATACTCCAGCCTTATCATCTGCCATATTCGTAATTGAGGCCTCTCCAGTAGAAAGTAAAATATTTTTCCATTCTTTCTTTTCATCAATAGTTAATTTTTTATTACTTCGGCTTTTACTCTCACCACTTGAATAGTTATAGACTGCATTAGCTATAAAATTAGGTGATATATTACGTGTATCATCTTTAAACATTGGAAATGAGTTTAAAAATGATGCCATAGCCTCAATACTATTTCTAGTAGAACTCCATGTAGTTGTGAGATCAGTAGTCCCCCACACACTAGCTACTAAATTTAAAGTGAATGTTTTACCTGTTGAAGTACTTCCAGCAAGTTCAACAATGAATGGCATAATATCAAATTCATAAAGTAATACTGAGCCTAGTGAGGCGTATAACATCACCATAACCATAGGTAAATCTTTAATTTTTACAAATACCTTTTCTGAATAGTCACTAAGCGTTCCTTTACTTTTAAAAGAATTAATCAGTTTTTGAAAACCTCTATCATTGTTATGCAACTTCACATTACTATTTTCCATTTGATCTTTGTATGGATATATGAAGTAATCTTTTACATGTCCTAATCGAGTTGCTACTTTTATGTTAATTGGTGGACTATATCTTTTTGACTGATTAATATAATCAATTAATTTTGATGAAGTATTAGAAGTTACATCTAGTTTTCTATTCACTAGTTTGAGGAGTTGTTTACTATCAGTGATTTCTTCGGCAGTAACATTTAAATTAACTGGTGTTCTATTATCAAAAAAGTGCATATTATAACTCACTTCACCATTTTCAATATTTTCATACCTAGTATTGATTTCTGGAATAGTAGTAGTGATAAATCTTTCTTTATCTGGTTCACCATCTTTTCTACTTGGGATAATTTGATAAAGTGCTGCACCATAACTATTAGGTTTTACTTTGTAACCATCTGGAATAAAATCGGGAGTATATGTCTTTTTATTCATATTCTCTTTAATTTCGTTCATAATTTCATCATTAGTAAAGTTCATAGAAAACTCCTCTCTAGTTGTTATAGTGTTTTTTCATAATTGAATAAAAAGTAGCGTTTATCTCACGATCATTCATTGGTGGTGTGCATGATTGCCCCCACATCTGAGCGAAAGAATAAATAATGTGTTCATTTACTCTACGCTGAAATAAGTGGCCTAAAATACTTGCTAGTGATGAATTACGCCCACCTTCATTAACGCCAAATGCTTTTTCTTCCCAATGACTTGCGTCACGTCTTTTAAAGACTGGAGTAGATTTTGATTGAGTAGAAATATCAAATAATTTAGCCCACTCTTTAAGTGTCGATTTATCTATAATTGCAGCATCGTTAAATTGAAATTCAAATGGACTTTCATTACTTTTTCTAACTGGTAATGCCATAGCCCTAGATGGTTGATAACTGCCTTCATCAATTTTGCACGCAATTTTTTGTGCTAATGTTCTTACATATGCACGATATTCATTTCCACTTATACGCTCACTCAGTGGCACGTACAAGCGTATTCTAGGGCTTTCATTTGTGTGTCTGAATGTTGTATGCCAAAACCATGCAAAGCCCTCTAATTCGCTTTTAATTGACTTGTGTAGCATGTTTAAATCATCTTCATCATCATAATCAAGTACAAGTACATCTCTATAAAGTACATTGTCATCATTTCTGTATTTTCGATATTCGTTGCCTTTATCATCTACGCCATCAGCAAGATCACCATACACTGCTGTTCCTCTAGCGTACTTATTTCCATTATTTTGTGGAATGGATAAACGACTAATTAATTCACTCCACTTAGGTTGAGAGAAGTTTTTGAATGAAGTTGATTTTTCGTTTCCATACCAAACCACACTCACTTGAGTATCATTTTCTAATTGAATTACGCTCAATTTTATACCTCCATGTATCAAAACAAGAGCAAAGATGTTATAATACAAATGGAGTATTTTCTTATTGCTCTTGTATTAATTAAATTATTTATATTATGCGTTTAGTGTGTTCTCGCCAAAGTTCTCACTAGACGCATTTTTTAATTCATCTATTGCGTTGTTATAATGATGTTCCACTTGTTCAATCATTGAACTCACATCAGTAAAGATTGAATTGATTACTGCGAGATAAACAAAATGATTTTGAATACTTTCATTTGCAGTATATGCTGCTACTTGATCGTTAGACGCAACTAGCATTTTTTTATATTCCTCAGCACGTTCCATTTCATCTGCTACTAAGTTTCTAAGTGCGTTGAGTTTAGAAGTTAAATCTGCACTTATTACCTCATCTTTAATTTCGTGAATTTGATACTTTAAATTTTTCATTTACTACTCCCCCAAACTTTCAACAAAAATTGTCATTTCTTCAATAGCTATTTTTAAGTTTTCAATATCATCTAAAGTTAAGAATTTACTAATATTAGAATCTTCGTAAATGTTAGGGAAATCTGTGAAAGTATCTATTGCTGATAGTAAATCTTCGTATTCTCGATAATCTGAAAGAATTTCAAAAATTTCATTATCACTTAAATATGGATATTCACTTTTAATAACTGATACATTTTTAATATGACGTTTTTGTAATAATTTAATCATTTTACTAGTATGTTTTTTACCATTCACCATATGCTCATAGTTCAATTTGCCTTTAATATTTTTAAAATCTTGATTAGTTAAATTTTTCATTTTTTCATTTTCCTCTCTGAAATTATTTGTTGTGTTTAATTTTTGATTAATGCTCATTTACTACTCCTCCAGTTTCTTCAATGTTTAATGCTGCGATTACACTACCTAACATGTAAATAGTGAAAGCTACATGTATTCCTAGTAACCAGCCACTAAGGAATGAGATTACTGAAATTAACATTAGTTTAACTATGAATTTAGCCATGTTTTACCACCTCCATTTAAAGCCAACCTTTATGACGTTTGCTAAGATACTCTTTAAAGCCATCAATAGAGATAACTGTCATAGTAGGTGATAAACTGTAATATAAATCTTCTACACCTTTATCATCTTTTTCATATTCTTTTAGAATACGATAAACAGAACTATACGAAATTCCGAATAGTTTAGCGATAGCATTAGGTTTTGCCATGATAGGCTTTACTACTACTTGTGTAGGTTCAGTCACTACATTTTCTTTAGTTGGTAAATCTTGCAGCTTTACATATGGCATAGTTTAAGCCTCCTTTTTTTCTAATGTGTCTAGTAACTTTTCTTTATTGATAAGAATTTTGCCACCAATTTTTGTATGTGGAATTACATTTTGCTTAATCAATCTATAAGCATGTCTTTCGCTTACTCTTAATAAAGCAGCAGTTTCTTTTACAGTTAAAAACATAAACCATTCTCCTTTTTGAAATATTTACATTACAATTAATG